GTATTTATTGGCAATAAAAAAGAGGCATTTCTGCCTCCCCAATTAATTATATCCAGCAGTAAATCTCATAAACTCAATAGCATTTTTTATTTGATAAGTTCTATTAGAAACTGTCTTAATAATCTCCTCCAAAAACTTGAGCATAATGTCATAATATCTTACCTTTAAGTCTATCTTTGATAGTCTCTCATCGGCAGACATATACCTCTCTATTGCGTCCTTTTCTCTTACCTTATACGGAAATGGTTCTTCTACATAAACCTCTGCTGGTGCCTTTCCTGTGTAGTAATTGTAACGTTCTAAACGCACCCTATTATAGGTTTCTCTTGCTTTTTCACGAAGAAGAGTAATTGTATTATATAGTGTATAATACTTTGCGTGAAGTTGGGGAATTTTTAATGATTCATCGTGTAGGTTGTCGGGATCGATGACAGAATCTCTCTGCCACATCTCCTGAATTTCATCAAGGTTCATACAGTACTTAATGGATAAAGTGGTTTGTTATTTGCACCTAGTATATCATAGATTGTGTACTTGAAAACGACTTCGGCTGTGAAGTAGTTAATATCAGTAGTCATTGCAGTAAAGTCAAGTGAAGTTAATGAAACTGGCCAAAGATCTGAAAATCTGACAGTAGCAACGTCTCTATAATTGCTATTTAAAACTTTAAGTGATCCATCACTAAATGCTCTTTTCTCATCTATTATTCCATTATTATCTTTAAGAAGATCCCCATATTCTTTAAGACTTCCTGATCCCCCAAGAGCAGTAATCCAATTGTGAATTATCATATAATTTTCCATATCTTCATCAACGAAAAATTTCAATCTAAAATCTCCAAAAGTCATTCTGTTTCCAGGGACTGGAATATCATTTAGATAATTTGGTTGTATTTCTACACTCATAGTTAATTCTGGAATTTTTGCAGAATTAGAGAAAAATGAAACTTTTGGATATCTTGCCAAATTAAATTTAAATCCTACCGGAGATAAAAAATTTCTATTACCTATTTGATTTGAAGTTGCTGATGTTGCCATTTTAATACTTGCCGTAATGTGATCCAGTTATTTTTGATTTGGACCAATTTATTTTTTTTGTTGGGGTAGGTTTTGCTGCTGATACTGGAGTTACATCTATATCTCGAACTCCATAGTCTTTCCATCCTTTGTATCCCATTCTTTTAACAGTTGCATCTGTCACATCTGCTTGACGATCCCCAACATAAGGTCCTCTATCAATTACGGGAACTTGTACGCTCTTTTTAGTTCTGGGATCTGTTAGTCTAACTCGACTTCCCAAAGGAAGTGTTTTGTGAGCGATTCCTATAGTACTTGGAGTCAAAACTTGCCCGCTTGCAGTTTTATTTCCATACAATCCAGGACCATAGGCACTTGTTGGTCCTACTACGGCAAATGGTGTTGCCTCTGCCATGAATTGATCGAATGACTTCATTGTTTTATTTGTATTTAGACAAAAAAGGGATCCCGAAGGATCCCCTGAGAAATATGTGAATCGAACTCACATGAGGTTCTTAACAACAACTCTTCTGTAGTAAACGTTAGCGTTAGTTGTAAGTGCGCCTTGACCTTGGGTAGCACCCTCAGCAAATGGGTTAGCGACGATTCCGTAACGAGTCTTAAATCCAATTTTTGGTTGGAAGGAATTCTCACCAACTGCACGAACCATTTGGAGAGGAACGTATGGGCAGTAGAAGAGTCCAGCGTCATAAGGGGAAGCACCCTTATAACCAACAACGTAAAACTGGTTAGGTGTTGTTGCGGAAACGTTTGCCGAATAAGGGTCGATATAGACCTTATACTTGCCTTGGAGAATACCAGCAAAAGTATTGCCAGTATCGTCAACCTGAAGGTTAGCATTGAGTGCTGGGGTGTAATCAAGAACACCTGCCATGGTGAGTGCCGAAGCAACGTCAGCCGAGCAGAGGATCATGTTACCCTTTCCTCTACGAGTTTGCTGTGCAATTGCGTTTGCATCGCGCTCGATTTGGAAAATAAGACCCTTGAACTTCTCAACAGACCAACGACCGTTGGAATCAACGTCGAGGTCAAAAGTACCAGCGGTAGCAACGTTTGCTTGAGCACCAGGCTTAGCAGTTTTGTAGATGGTACGAATAACTTCTCTGTTGATTTCAGCAAGGATTTCAGTTGAGAGAATGTTAGCAAGTTCTGCTTCAGCGTTAAGACCGTGAATTGCCTTAAGGTCTTGTGCGAGTTCTAATGAGTACTCAGCTTTCAGTGCTCTTGACTTTGCGGTAACAGTGACTTTCTCAATCGAGAATGCCATCTGGTTGAATTCATTGCCGGTAGTACCGTCAAGATTTTCAGCAGCATCTGTACGCAAACCTTGACCAACGTTATACTGACTAGATCCAGTATTGGCGTTAGTTGACTGATCAGTTGCACTAAGAATGGATGGGTTGGATCCACCTTGAGCGGTTGTACCCATACCAACAGAAGCACCACTGAATCCGGTAGTTACATCAAATCCGGAATCTTGACCGGAGAATGCCGAATCTACTTCGTTGTAGAAGGTTTCGGTTCCATTTTGGTTTCTATAGCGCGAACGCATTGCGAAGATGAGTCCAGTAGGACCGTTCATTGGTTGAACGCCGCAAAGATCATAAGCGATCAGGTTTGGCATTGAACGTCTGATCAATGAGATCAGAACTGGATCGAAACCTGCGGTAGGACCTGCGCTGAATCCTTGTGCGCTACCACCGAAACCAGCAGAACCAGAACTTGAAGCGGTTCCATTAGCTGGACCTTCGTAGAGGAACTCACGTGATTCACGAAGTTCTCTTTCTTGGTTTTCGAGCAGGATAGCGGTTACACTTCTACGATGCGAATCTTTGATCGTATCGAGTCCTGAGTAGTCCAGGATTGGTGCCCACTTCTCCTGCAAATATTCTGCGTTGAACATCTGCATTTGTTTTACCTCTATTTAAAACGTGTTAGTTTGATTGTTTATGATTTAGAAATCACTTTTTAGCAACTCTGCCTAAAGTCTGAAGATATGCTTCCATCATTGGTGTTACCGATTCTTGAAGATCGTTACCAAAGGTTGCTTGCTCAGATAAAGTTTCAGAGTCATCTCTTTGAGTACCAGCATTGGATGGGAAATATGATTCCCTCAATTTGACCAGTTTCTCACGATAGTTAGATTCACTATCAAACTCAACATTTTCTGCAAGAGAAGCGAGTTTGTCCTTCTGAGAAAGTGCGAGACCCTCAGCGACATCTGCAAAGATTACATCAGCAACTGACTCTGCTAATCTACTATTAAGAGCAACATTTCTTTCGATTTGCTCGTTGAGTTTTTCTTCCATTTCATCAAGTTTATCTACCATACTCTCGATTACATCATATCTATCTTCAGGGATTGAAACATAATGATCTTCAAAAAGACTCTTCATTCCTTGGAGGAATGATTCGGTCATTTCAGTCTTGAGACCGTGCTCAACTGCAAGTGCATTCTCATGAATCCACTCGTCAGCAACATACTCAAGATAAGCATCAACTCTTTCAGTGAGTCCTTGCTTAATATTTTCAACTTCTTCTACAAGTGCTTGCTCGTAGGTTTCTTGAAGTTGCTCTTTAATTTCTACAACTTTAGACTTGATTGCAGTTTCAAAGATGGTACGTGCTTTCTCTTGGAATTCCTCAGAAAGGTCCTCACCAGAAAGGAGAGCGGTGACATCCTCTTCGATGTCATACTCTTCCTTCATTTCATCTTCATCCTCATCATCATCTTCTTCTTCTTCCTTTCCACCCTTTTTCTTTTTCTTAGGGGTTTCTTCCTCTTCATCCTCATCCTTTTCCATTGCCTCGGCAACTTCCTCTTCGGCAATGAAGTCCTCTTCGTCTTCCTCAGTCTCTTCCTTAACTGCTTCGGATGCTTTAGCAGCCTTAGCGTTTACAACATCTTTTACTTGAGAAAGAATTGCTGCTGGATCCTTGAGTTTTGCTGAATCGTCATCGGGACGATAGTTGTCTGGAGTAGGACCACCTAAATCTTCCCAACTTGCAGTTTGACCAGGAGTAACTGGTGTAACATTTGACATTGGTTCGGCAGGTGCAGCCCCTTTGGTTACTACGTTTTCCATTTCTTGTAAATTTCTACCAACGGACATTTGTTTGATTGTGTTATAATCTATATTTATTTATAATTTATAGATTTGAAAGAAAATCTTGGAACAATTCAATTTTATGTTCCTGAAGTTTTCTATCATCTACTAAGGTATTAATTCTACGCTTAGTTTTCTCAGCGAGTTTTTCACGAAGGATTCCTCCTTCCCAAACCCACTCTTTACCTTCCATAATTCCCTGAACAAAAGCATCAGGGGCAGATGGATCGGCAACGATATCTGCTGCAGTTGCTAACATGAAATCTTCGCCAACAATTTTATGACCTTCATTGGTCATACGAAGAGAACCAACACCACGAGAAGAAAC